AATTTCATTAAACGGTGATAAGTTACCTTTAAACACAATTTCATTAATCATGTTAAAATACTTTTTAATATCAGTATAAGTGGTCTTATACATTCTATTAGATGTAAGTTCACTTTTCAATATTTTTTTAACCTGACTTTTTCGTGTTTCTCTTAACATATCTTCTTTTTAAATCTCCTATTATAAAAAATTCTGTTAAACTATTCACAATCGTCCTCTATCTGTGTACCTTTGAGTAGAGCACATTTAAATTCTTTATCAGCCTTTAGTCTTAGGTCAGCTGAAATACCATCTAAAATAGCTGGCAAATATTGTTGAAAGATGTTGATACTTTCTATCGCAAACTTATGAGCTAAATATTCTAACTCAGCTTCCATTACGGCAGTTTCGTCAACGTTCAATCCGTTTATCTTTGATTGTATAATAGAAGCGATTGTAGCTTCTACTTTATCGTTTGCACTTACCATGTTTGTGAAACCAAACAATAGTAATGCATTTAAAACAATAATAAATCCAATAAACTTTTTCATAATATAATATACCTTTCTTTGTTAATTACTATTTAGGATAACACATTATCCTACTAGAGTCAACAGCTAATTTTAAGAAAAAAGTATGTAAAATCAATGGTTTAAAGGGGGTACAGTATGTCGCACCCCCTCTAAAATGGTTATTTTGCGTCTAATTTGACGAAATTCTCGTCCCAATTGAAGGCAGTTCTCACTACCGATTCGCTTAAACCTTTGTAAACTTTGTTAAGTTTCTTGTCTTTGGTGTTTATTAATACATCTGCTTCATCTTTATGTAAAGCTTCTAGTATTTGAATAAACATATTTTCTTTTTGGGTTTTGTTAGTTCGGTTATCTGCACCTTTAATAAAATGCCATAACTTTTTACTTTCATTTTCCAAAAGTGAATGTTCAGTACCAATAGGAGCTTCGTTTGCCATAAAAGGCGGTACTCCATTTGGCATTGCCCACTCTATTTTAGGGTCAAATGCACCTTTCAAAACCAATCTAAGACCTGGTGTATCATTCTCTTGTAATACTTTGATCTTTTTAGGTTTATCTTTGGCGTTATTAACCTTTGTTAATACTTCCGAAATCAATGGTTTGTATGTACCTCTTGTAGATTGTACACGAGTCATTGCTTTAGGGTCCATTAAGTTAGGGTTTCTTTCTGCCATTTTTATATCTCCATAGCTATGTTCAAAAGTCTGATATATTTTCAATCATCACTTTTAGTTTATTTTCTATAAAGTATGTTAACAGTTGCGACCTGTCATTTACTTTATAAGATTTATACTCATTAAGTATATTATTATATATACGATCTGGAATCTCGTCCAAATCAATCAATTGCTTATTACGTTCATAATACTTTTTAGTTTCTGAACCAAGTGGTATATTGTCTATATTTGACCACTCTAATAATCTTTTCTTAGTTATCGGTGCCTGTTTCTTATCAGTTGTAAATATATCATCTTCACTTAGTATATTTGGTATACCATCTGATCTATCACCTTTGATAATTTGTTCTCTTAAAAATACCACAGGATCAATGTCTTCACCTACCATTTTCTTTTGTATAGGTGCATACTGTTTTACATGTGTATATTTTTGTAATTGTATAAAGTCTTTATCACCAGAGATAATCATTACCTTTTCTTTAGCTTCTTTTACCATGACGGCAATTATATCATCTGCCTCAGTATTATCTAATGTTAATACTACATAAGGAAAGTTATCTTTAAGTTCTTGCTTTATAGAATGTAAGATGTTAAATATTTCTGACCAATCTCTTTGGTCATCTTCTCTTCCTTTTCTACGACTATATTTGTATAATGGAAATACTTGTCTTCTCCAAGGATCAGAGGCGTCTGAACATAGTACCATTGCACCATATTCCTTTTTAAACATCTTATTATAGTTTCTTAGTGAGTTCATTACCATGTGACGTATCATTTCTACATCAGCTGTAACTTCACCTCTGGTCTGTGCCATTAAATTTGAAATCAATACTTGGTTTAAATCAACTAAAATCATATCTCCGAAAACCTTGTTATTTCTATTTCTTTTTCATCAGCAAAGTTTCTATTATAAAACCAATTTCTATATTCTGTATCAGTAAATAATTCTATTACTTCACTATATCTAATTTGGTCATCTAGTATCATTTTTTCTAATGACTCAAATTCATATGAATCAACCTTACGGCTGACATTAAATGTTTTTGCGTTCTCTAATAATGCTCTTATGTTTCTTAAATGATTACTCATAATTTATATTAATTACCACTCTTGCTTTTTCATCTGTATGACCAACTGATCTATGTTCAAAGTTGCCATCAAATTTTATTAATCTATTTCTTTTTGAAGCTATATTGTAATTCTTTTCACCATCAAATATCTCAGTATAACCATTATTATCATTGACATAAAAGATTGCAACCTTGTGATCTCTATTTACATCATCTATATGCCACTCACTTATAACTGGTTCTGGTGTAAATGTGGTTAAGTTTACCTTAGCTCTGTATAAAGTTTTGTAATTTAATTTTTGAAATATGTGTTGGTCAAAAAAATCAAAGTAATTTGATAATGGTTTTTCGTCAAACAATCTATGTTGAAAAAAGAACTCATTAGGTAAGCCTGCACCTTCGTAAGCTAAATGTGGTTGATAGTAGTAAGGGAACTCAGAGCCTGTTAGAAATTCAAATACTTGTTTTTCTATTTCTACGTCTGTTAGAAAATTATCAATAGGTTCTTTAATCATTTTTTGTGACAAGGTGGTCTAGCCACCTTGCCTAAACTCGGTCATTGTATAAATTAATAATCACTAGAAACATCAGTAGGTGTTCTGTCACCAGAAATTTTAAATACTGACATTACCGGATTACCGTACGTTGAAACTATATGAGATTTACCTTTAGCTGCAAAATCATTCTCTAATTGTGTTTGGTCAACACCATTACCTGTGATTTCTGAACTGTCTAAACCTGTGCCTGCATGTGAATGGTAGTGTTCATCTGTGGTTGCAACTGAATAGTTACCATCCTCAGAATTACTATCCACGTTATAGCTATCAATACTATCACCGTCATCAAACTTGACAACTACATTACCTGTATTATGTATTTCTTTCAACGTAATTATTATCACTTCATTACCTTGACTATCATATTGTACATATTTTTCTTCTACGATAATCTTTTTGTCGCTAGACGCTGGTTCTAATTTATAGTATTTCATAACTTATATCCTCTATTAATAGATTTACTTACCTATTTATAATAAAAAGGGGGCGAAGATTAACTCGCCCCCAAATTTTAATTAGGCGTTATTGTATGCGTAATCTGTACCATACAGAGCTTTGATACCAGCTGCTACGATTGCTTTTGTAGGCTGACCCATTCTGTAAGATGTACCTTGCGCTGATTTATTTACATAAATCATATTGCCTTCGGCTCTTAATGTGTCGATAAGAGCTCTTGGAGATACCAAGTCAAACTTATTTCTCAAAGTCTTCCATGATACTGATTCACCTGAAGCTAACATATTAATTACTTTAGCTCTTTTAGATAGTTTTTTTCTACCTCTTGTTTCTGTTTTTTTTACTACTTTAACAGAAATTAATTCATCTTTTTTTAAGATGTTTGATAATGATTTAAACATATATCTCCTTTATAAAATTACGACCATCAATTAAAAAGTATTTGGCGGCCGTATTACCAATTACTTTATTGCAAAGTGCCTTATGCAATCTCTTATTCATCTAAGTCCACATCTGGTTCAAATATATTTGAACCTTTACTTAGATCATCTAATTCCTCAGATACCTCTTTGCTTAGAGGTTTCTTTAGGTGTTTAGATTTAAATTCTAAAACTTTTGAGTAGTCTAATCTAGCAATTGTTTGCCCTCTACTATTCTGATCTAATACAACCATCTTATCTGCCAATCTTTGAGCAGGATGATTTAAACCAAAATCTCTACTTAATAGACCTCTCATCATATCAACTAACAAACTAAAGTCCTTTGTAAAACTTTCTTGTTGTGTTTTACACGCCATATCAACAAACTTTTTAATAAGGTCCAATGATATTTGGTCAACACTATCCTCGATAAAAGCTTTTGTTTGTTGCTTTTCAACACGTTTTTTAAATAGATCATTGTCTGTTTTACCTGTTGACTCTGGATTCTTAATACGATCAGGTGGAAATAAAATAATGTTATCATTACTCACTTTTGATTTCACCTTTGAAGTTCGTTAATCCTTTGTCTGTTAAGTATTCTACTAATTGATTATAACCACCAACTAATACATCATCAATCTTTATCTGAGGCATTGTTCTTACTTGTTTACCTACTGCCTCAAACAATTGTTCTGGTGTTGTAAAGTCTTTACCAAACATTTTCTCTTCATATGATAAATCTAAACTCTTCAACATACTTTTTGCTTTTGTACAATACGTACAATTAGGTTTACTAAATATTACTATCTTCATCATTCATCAATTCGTTGTATGCATTGTTAGCTTTTTCTTTTAGGTTATATGCGTCAACAGCCTGGTCAACATTGTAGTTGTACATTTTGTTAAATTCACCTAAAGGCAATCTTAAACCTACCCATGCTCTGTAATAACCATTCTTAGTTAGAGTTACATCTTGTTCAAAGATTTCATAACCTCTCACAGGAGTATTTTTAATTAAATTTACTAAAGTTGATTCTACTTCGGTAACCACAGTTTTAGTTTCTGTTTTACCTAACTCAGTAATAAATTGTTTAGATTGTTTATTCATCTCGCCTTTGATAATATCTGCTAATTCAGACTTAGCTAACATCTTAGCTTTCTCAATGGCAAGTTGTAGGTCTGGCGATACACTTGTTGCCACACCAAAGATACATTCTTTTGAATTATCTTTTGTATCAAATATTTTTAAATCACATGCTTTTGATTCATTAATATCTGCCATGTACCATTTCGGTACTTTGTTTAGATCATTACCATTTTCAGATTTGATCTTGTAGGTTGAACTACTACAAGCGCCTAACATTAATGCTAATGCACCTGCACTTATTATTTTCACACTCTTATTCATAATTTATCCTTTATCTGATATACTATACACCAATTCTTGTAAATTGTCAAGTCCAATTTGAACATACTGTAAAAACTCATGTCCAGTAACATCATATACAATCACCAGTAGTAATATAAGGATTATAACGTTTCTAATCATTTACTCTGCTATCCTCCACTCACCGTTTACTAAAAGACAGGCTTTTCCGTAAGTAAAAAAAGCATGCCTTGGTCTACTAATATAACGACAATATTCAGGAACATTGACATCTCTATAATAGAACTCTGCAAATAACTCCCAATAACCAGGAGTTTCTAAACCAGCTTTACCGTCAGCACATTCAAGTACTTCTTCTTTGTAAATTTCATCACCATTTTGTTTTATTAAAACCTTAACAAAGCAATATTGACCATCTGTTTTTTCAGGTTCAATGGTCTGAATTTTACTATGCAATATCTTTTCACCACTAATTGCCTGTGTAGCACACAATAACAATATGAATATGAATGATATAAACAAATATTTTTTAATATTAGGATCCATAATTACTTACTATATTAATACTATGTTTTAATTCTTTAATTTCTTCTTCTAATGCAACTGTCTTAATATCACTTGTTGTATATTCCAACTCTTCTTGTTTTTCTGACAATTCAGTTTTCATCATCTCTAATCTATCCTCGTATGCCATCTTTTTCTATCCATCTCCCATCCGGTAACTGACAAGCAGTACCAAAAATTGTATTGTTATTATTACCACCAATGCCTATCAATGGCCAACGTGAAGTAATATCAACATGTGCTTCATAATCTGTACACTTGAAAGGTCCTGTTAAATAAGACCTTGTAGTTTTAATTGTACCACTATTACCTGTTTTACTATTGTACCAATTTGTATATGATGATGTACTCGGTGCTGTGTTTAAATGATCCACAAATACTGCGTTGTGTACATCATAGTCTGATTGATACATTGCTTCAGCACCAGCAAAGGCACCTACAACTGCACAAGTAGCTATTGCATATGGATTATCAACACCTATAGCAACACAACCTGCCGTAGTTGTACCTGCACCTAAGACGGCACCAACCTCTGATCTATTTGCACAACCACTAGTAATTACTAATGCTGACAATAGAATTAAAATCTTTTTACTTATCATATGGCATTATATCCTTTGATAGTATTAAACATTGTGATTGTATATCTTGTATGAGATTATCTATTTCTACATCTCTTGCTTCAGTTTTAGGATTATTGTATTTTAGATTATACAATTTGTCACTAAGGAGTTTGACACTCTCTACTTTTTTACAAAAATCACTTATCTTATGTAACATTAAACTTTTCTACCTGCTGTTTTTAAATCTTCTTTTGCAACAACCATATAAGGGCCTTTATTGTAAGCTGGTGCAATAGAATATTGTTTACTAATTTCTAATCTTTCTTGTTTTTCTTTCCAAGAAATTTGTTTACCATTACCCATGTAATTACCGGTCTGTACCTGTTTGATTGGTGCACCGTCACTTGAATTACCTAAACTCATCATTGTTTTTCTCTTTGTCAAAATAATTTTACCGTTATCATTTACATTAAACCCTTTTGACTTCAACCACTTTATATGTTTCTGTAAAGCCATTTGGTAACTCTTCGTAGGTTTTTTTGCTTTCAACCTACGAATTGCACCACTAGAATTATTTGTATAGATAATTGCCATTAATGTATTGATTCAAACGCCTCTTTTGATTTCTTTGCGTCTGCCTCTTTAGAAGCTTTCTCTTCTAAATTTTCTTTACTCATTTTTTGAGCATAAGTCATACCAAATACTTTCATATAAAACCAATCTCTTGGATTAGCTGATTGATATGCAAGTAAAAGATTATCAAAATTGATATCTACCATTTCGTAGATAGCAGGATTTGACCTCTTCAATTCAATATGATCTTTGAAGAATTGTACTCTGTTTTTGAATACATCATTTTCTTTGTCGTCTTGCGACTTCTTTTTAGACATCTTAATGTCTTTGTCTTTTGCAACATTGAACTCTGCAAATAGATTGTCTTTGTCGTATTTAAAATTAGTTTCTTGTTTCATATAGTAGTCCTTTCGTTATTAATAAGTATATCCTATCACAGATCGCTTGGATTGTCAAGCCCTAAAAAAGCGTTGATTTTACTCACTTTTAGAGAAAAAAAAGCGTCTAGGATGCACGTGGAGTAGCGAATCGTAGCTGTTCTAAGGTCTAAGTACACCTATTTTCCCTCAAAATCCAGTGAAATCTGAGTATCAATATCTGATTGAGTTTCAGCCCATTTATCAAACTCGTCAATCTCTTTTTGTAATTTATCTTTATATGATGTTAAGGATACTTTTGCACCCTCTATATCATTTTCATTAAGTTTTTGTATTGCTAGATTGAGTACATCAACCGTTGCTATTTCATTTATCATTTAAGACCTCCTCTATCTGGTTAAAGTAACACCAGTACGTGCCTTGTACTGGACTTTCACCATTTGTTGTGTATGTAATGGCACCTATGTAATTTAAATCTGTGTCATATTCTTGTGCTGTCAATGATGATTCATCTTCAGCTGCTATATCAGTTGGATCTGTTGCAATACCAATATTAATAATTTCACCTATTCTATTGTTATTAGCTCTTATCGTATCGCCTACTTTAATTTTCATAATATTTCTCCAATGCTATATTGTTTTCGTCAACAAATATCATAAGGTCATCTGTAATGGATTCGTAGTTGACATCTTTCCAAACCTGACCTGCCATGCCTTTCATAAAATTTGAGATTGACTCATCAAAATATTCTTTTACAGTTTCAGGTCCTGCCATAAAACCATTTTCTAATATTCTACCCTCTGAGTATGCTTTGTAAGCTGATTTAGCTTCTCCGATTAAGAAATCTCTGTACGTAGATGGTTCGTAATGGTTAATTTCAAACGTTGCATATTCTAGTACGTTTTTGTTTTTAGTTAGTGTAGTCATTTTTTCCTTACTTGTCCTCCTCAGACATTAATAATACAATATAGTGAACTGCTTTGAGTAAGTCTTTTCTATTCTTACCACCTTTTTTACCGTATCTGCAAAGATACTTGATTGCATTAGCATGGCAAAAATCTTTATTGATACCAAGTTGTCTTAGTAAGTCTTGTACTTGAAAGCCATCTTTCGTTGTACTATAATGTTCGCCATAAGTTGATTTTATATAATCGCCTATTTCTTTTACTATTTTATCTTCGTTGTATTTCATAATATATCCTTAATGTTTCTTTTGAAATAAATATTCCTTGTCATATGATAAACCAAGTTTGTAACATATGTAATCTGGTTTTTCATTTATTAATTCTTCAGCTTCAAGTATCCACTTGATTGCTTCTTCTTTATTTTTTGCACCGTGTCTTATAGTGTTTGCAACTGTTTTTAAAAAGGTTTGATACGCAGCTTCTTCGTATTCTCTTTCTCTATCGCCTTCTTCTTTTGCAATTTTACAAAGTGT